TAGCAATAAAGGCAGCAATGGGTATTACTGCAGTAGGTATCTTGTCTCAGGTTGTTGGAGATGACGATGACGATTGGTTTGATGTCACTGCCAATGGGACCGGCGACATGAAGAAGAACTATGAACTACAGAAGAGTGGATGGAGACCATATACAATTACTCTTAAAAATGGAGATAAGATAAGTTACGCAGACTGGCCTATACGTGGACTAATTGCAGGTATCGGAGCTATTAAAGATGCTCAAAAATATAGCGAAACAGAAACAGACTTTGCAGATAAGTTAACAATAGGTGCACTAGGATTTACTACCTCTATGTACGAAAGTTCTCTCATGAAAGGTCTTGCAGACTTCATAGATATATTTAGGCCAAGTAGGGGTAAGTACGATGGCATTGGTGATGGCATTAGCAAGTGGTCAGCCCAGCAGGCCAAGTCTATTTTGATATCTAACTTTACTCAGCAGGGATTAAAGATGATTGACGAATATCAAGGAGATCCAATTAAGGAGGCAAAGGGTGCAGAGATTATATACAGGGACATACCTGTTGTTAATGACGGACTTAATCCAATTATAGATGTGTTCGGGGATCCTGTTCAGCCAACTACGTCTGAAAGGTTGTTGCCATATTTCTCTGTGTCTGACGATAAAAAAGACAAGCTTATAAAGTTTCTTAACGACAATAAAATATTTGTTGGCGTCCCTGCAAAAAAAAATGTAATAGACTTGAATACAGAGGAAGAGGTGCCGATGACAGACAAGCAATATTATGACTACAAAAAACTTTATGGGCAGAAATTAAAGTCTTACCTTTATGAATATCTTGATGAATATAAAGGAGAAGATGTTGAGACTATAAAAACATATGTAGGCTCATTAAAGGGAGCCGCAAGTGCTGAAGCAGAATCTGAATTGTTTTATGAATAAATAAATAACCATGGCACTATTTAACACAATACAAGAAGACCCTAAAAAAAGGGAAGAAAGACTTAAACAAGAAAAGGCATCTGAAAAAGTAATTGTCAATAGGATGCTTAACACTAATCTAAAGGTTGATAACAAATCTGCAGCTAAAGCCATTTCTAGTGCAGCAAAAAGAGTTGGCTTTGATGCTGGCCTTCTTGCTGGTAGTTCTCTTCAAGAGGGTCTGAATCAAGCTATTACAGATAAAGAATTATCCTATAGCGAAGCATATGATATGGGCGGAGTTGATAAAAAACAATTCCCAATAGATGGTTTTTATTATTATGGATTAGATACATTTTCTGATGCAGCAGATAAGCTAAAACAAAAGGGATATCTTCCTAAAGATTTTAAATTTCAAACCTTTAAAGGGAAAAACGAAAAAGGGCAAATGGTAAACACTGCTGCATTTAAAAATAATGAAGATGCACTTGTTGCAAAGGCAGCATATATGAAAGACTTTGAGGATGGTGTAAAGGAGTACGCAAACAAAATAAACCTGCCATTAAATAAAGAGATGACTAATTACCTTACTCTTAGTGCATACAATGGTGGAATTGGCAGAGCTAAGGTTATGATAGATGAACTTGCTTTAGGAGAAAACCCATCTATATACATTAAGGAAGGGAAAACCTCTATGAAGGGCATACATAAAAACATAGTTCCAAGACTTGAAAAGATGAATTGGTATAATCAATCTCAAATGCTTTTAGAACCAAGTAGAGAAATATTCCCATTCAATAGTGGTCTAATGAATGTGTATAATAAATAACAATGGCAAAAGTAGAATCAGCAAAAACAACCTTTGGTAAAAGACGCAAAGGTAAAGCTAAAAAAAGAAGGGGACCAAAAGATAAGAACATTTCTACTTATCGTGGTCAGGGTTAATCTTGTTTTCTATCTTAATTAATGTATCTCTTTCGTTTTCTGGTGTAGATCTCCATCCCATATAATGTATAACATACACATCCTCTCTTGCTATATTTGGGTGGCAATTAAATTCCTGATCTGTTGATATAGTAAAATCATTTGACTGCATAAGGTATTCACATATTGGTCCCTGATCCCAAGGCCATCCATCATAAGATCTCTTGTCTATATTTTCAACGTTGTAGTCTATAGAGTTCCATGCTGTATCAAGCAGTTTAAAAGATTCATTACAGTTCTTAAGTAAGAATACTCCGGTATTTACATAGTGCCACTTACCATTGTTACCATCGTATCCAATATCTCTGCAGAAAAATCCACACTTGTCCATGTAGTGTTCTATCTTTCTTTCCATATTATTAAATATACAGTCGGCATCCATCCACAATACGTAGTCGTAATAAGGAAGTAACCTTTGCACAGCTAGTATCTTATCCCAAGCTGCATGTCTGTTACTTATTCTACCGTAGTGTACACTATATTCATACCCATGCTTACTACAGTATTCTTTTTTATTAATATCTGTTAGGGTACCAATAACATCAATCTCTTTGGTGTACATTGTGACAACACATATCTTCATAGCTGTATATTATATTTACTTATAAATTCATTTATATCTCTTTCACTCCCGAGCAGTTCGGGGATCTGACCAGAGAGAACTTTTTTTACTTTCTCCTTAGACTTAACATCTTTCATCCACCACTCCTTGTCATCGTCCCACTGTTTAGTTCTTCCGTTTCTAGTATACTCATGCCATACTAGTGGTATGTGTGGATGGTACCCAGTATATCCATGTGTAAATAATCTTGCTGCAATGCTTATCTCCTCACCGTGAAAGTAAAGATCGTCATCGTATGGCACATCAATTATTGCCTGACCCTTAGCAAAAAAGAAATGACCAGAAAATAAATTAGTTTGAGTTGGTTCCTTTGCGTCACTATATCCGGGCCTGAAGCATGGTATATCCATTGGTAGATTTGTATCTACATTCATAACCCAAGCATTATAAACCTTCTCTTCTGTTTCTGGGTTGTACGATGGGCAGTAGGCTGTAAGGTATGACTTCTCCGGCAGAGATCCAAGCATGTCTATCATCGATCTGTCCCAGTTTTTTTCAAACCTGTGATGGCTATCTAGCTGTAACACATAATCCTCCCCGTTATATAACTTATTTACCATACTCCTTGCCCAGCAGCAACCCTTAGACTTTGCATATGGTATGGATATAATGCTAAAGTTATCCCTCCATATAAAGTCTTCTATGTATTCCTCATTGTCATGCTGCCAACATATACCAAACGTTAACTGGTCTGGACTATATGCGTTGTCTATTATGCTTCTTATTGTTGGCACAAGCTGAGGGTCTCGGTAAGATGCTATCTGTATAAAAATCATTGCTTAATTTTAAATATTACATCCATCGGTGTGTCTAATTCTGCAGGTGTCCCTTCGGGGAGATCAATTATTTCTATTGCCTCTACTATTCTTTTCTTGTCATCTCTAAAGTATCCACGTATATCTTGACCAACCTCGATGTATGGGCCACCTGACGGATCTACCATCGTTATCTCGTTTGGATCTATATCAAATCCATACCTAAGAAATGTACCACCTCTCATCAGTACGGTATCTCCGTTGTCTATAAATTCTATCTTGTCGTTGTACCTGTTTTCGTATATCATTGTATAAGTGTTTTAGCAAATTCTTCTAGCTTACATATTTGATCTTCATTCATACCGGACATAAGTCTTGCTAGCTCATCGTACTTTAAGGTATCAATTTCTTTAGATGCTTTTCTTTTTCCGTATGGCAATCTAATTTCAAGTGTTGTCTTCATCCACTGAAACTTTATAATAAATGGATGTAGTGCCTGCCTAAATACCTTATCATTAGATAGGTCTTCTGCATACAAAAGACCGTTGCATATGTTTGCATGCATTAGTGCCATTGATTCTGCCTGTGATTCTGTTAGTTTCATATTTTCTAATATTTTATAAAATACTATGGAAATTATTTATTCCCAATGCCTATTTTCTTGTTCCCACCAAAATGTCAAATCTTCTACATCATCATTGTAGTATTCCCCTACAAAATCCGATTTAAAACGAGATTGTATATTCTCATATAATGCTAATGTAATAATTTTTTTATCAAATGCCAAATGATTGTTCATCCATTCAGTAATCCAAATGTAATTACTTCCCCTAATAACACCTGCCTCAACGAGTATTGGGACTCGTTTTGTTAGCATGGCTATATTGTTAGTGAATGCCTGTGACAGTGCGGATTGATATTCAGCATCCCAACTCTCATCAGGGTATGGAACATCCACTCCAAAGCCCTCACAAACCTCACCACCGATCGATAATCTGTGCCTAAGGTATTGGCCTACTACAGAACTATAGTCCGTGGAAACAGTTATAATACACGCTGTGTCAGAATTGTATCCAGCATCCCATAGTTGGTTGCCCAATATTGTGATTAACCTGTTTTCATCTTGCTGCTGTACTAATTTAATTTCTCTTTTCATATATTTATTTTGTTCATTATTTTGCTGTAATACTCTTCACCATTCCTTGGTGCTTTCTTTAGATCACCATTAATCCAACCAGTTTCATAAGCTTCTGCTATCTTCTTCTGCTCCATTTGTTTAGCTCTCTCTAGATCCTTCTGTATATAGTTCTGCATCCTTATAGGGAATTGTTGTACCAGCCATTCTACTGCTGTCAACCTGTGATTATTTGTCACGGTTTCATACAATCCATCCCTTGCATCTCCGTCCATAATTTCTTTTAGTAATTCCTTTTGTTGTTCTTTGTTCATAGTCAATTAAATTAGAAATATATTTATAAATATGCTTTAATTTATTTAAAACAATAGTTTTTTTGAATGAATTAGAAATATATTTAGTCTACCATATCTAAGTCAACATGGGATTCTCTCATCAACTCATGAAGTTTATCCCTTATTTCTTGATAGGCATCATACTTGTCTTGTGGCAAATCATCTGCTGCATACTTTGTTTTAGCTCTTAATTCTTGGTCAATTTCATATAATACTCTCCAAAAGTTTAGTGCATTGTTTGCAAGGTCATATTCTTGTTGGTCTTCAGGTAGATTAAATTCTAATATTGCTTTCATAATTTAATAAGGGTATTGATTTATTATGTTACCTGCAGGATAATATGTACATACTATAACTACCCCTCCATTTTTTAAGTTAGATATCCCAACTCCAAGTTGCTTTGTGTTCTTCCATACCATTTGAGTATAGTGGCATGTAGGAGGATTTGTTTCTTTTGATACAATACGACTATGTTTGTAGTCATCAATTTCTGAATACCAAAAAATAAATGCATCCCAAATATCTTTATGTCTATCAGATATAAACACATTGGTCCCAATATTATTTTTCTTTAATGGTTGTTTATAATTATATATACTTATCTTAGATATACTATCAGCTAGTTTTTGTGCATATGTTGAAAGCCTTTTGCTTATAATTAAACTAGGCGACCCTACGTCTGACCTAGCTTCATTATGAAGTTCTAACATTTTTTGTTCCTGAGCATTTAACTTAAAAGACAATAAAAATAATATAATAATTTTATTCATTTATTAATGTTTCTATTTTAGATAATACTTGTCCTATTACTATACCTAATTTTAATTCGCTACCATCTTCAATTGCTCTTGATAATGAAACGTATATATTTTTTAACACCTCATTCGTTTCTTTATATGGATCATCCATATGTAATTTATGATACTCTAAGTCAGTCTTGTTCATATGTTATGCATTAATATTCTTACTGATTCTTTTAGATCTTCTATTGTTCCATTGTTTTCTATGATCCAATCAAAATCATAGTCGTCTAAAGATATTTCTGATTCGTGATCGTTTATTGGATTTACACCAGTTCTATTAACCCTAACTACAATACCCCCCCTATCTTTAATTGCCTGTGCCTCATTAGGAAATCTACAATCTGTTATTACCCATTTGTCATGGTTGCCATAGTTGCAGAATAATGCATTTACCCACGCATCATGGTGTAAGACATCTCTAACTGATTCAGTACCAAGCTTTTGCAATAACTCTCTGGCAGTCATACCCCAACCTATAAGGTTAGTGTTTTTAAAAGATTGATCCTCGAACCTGTCTTCGTGGTATCCTGTTAGAATACTTGCAATTGTCTTTAACTTGTACGAAAACTTTTTAATCTCCCATAATTTATTTGTCTCTAATATATATTTTGCAACCTCATCTTTACCTGTTTTAGCATAGCCACTTAACCCTATTATCATACTACGTCTTATTGTTAATGTGAAAATATGGGGAGGAATTACCCTCCCCTTTTTTAAAATGGAAGATCATTTGTTGTCTGTCCAGCAAATGATTTTGCTTGTTCCTTAGGCTGATAGTTATCTGCCTGAAGCCTGTAGTCAGGCGACCTTTCACCTTCTTTCTTAAAGGTATTGGGCCATGCGGTATAACGCTTGTCGCCAATGGTAATAGATAGGATTTCTACTTCGCCATTCTTGGTGTTCACGGTCTTCTTCCATGCTGCACCTTCTGATTGTTTGGTTGTGCTCATTTGATTTTGAGATTTATGGTTAAAAAATAATTCAAGAAATAAAATCCTATTTCTAATTTCTTTTCGTCAGGATAATATACAATAGCCGGAGTCGGTAGAATCATATAAACATCAAGAGTTCCTGTTTCAAATTTAAGTTTCATGGTTTTATTATTTGGTTTGTAATTAACATTTCAAGTAATTCTTTGAAGTCTTCAATTGTCATGGCAACTATAATACCCTTCCTATTTTTCTTATGGAACACTAGGTTATAGTTCTCATCCTTTGGCATCCTTTCAAGTATGTCGTGTATACTCCCGAGCTTCTCTACTGCCTTGGCCTGTATGTTAAATGGGTCTGTGTAACACAGGTCAATGCCCTGATCGTCTTTGTTCTTAGACTCTGATCTCGAGCTGACAGACTTAGTCCATCCAAGTTCACGGAACCAGTCCCTTATCTTAAGCTCGAATGAATGACCTTTTACTCTTGGGTTAATTGCCATATCCTTCCTGTTTTATGTAGTTCTTCTATTGTTGTCCATTCAACCTTGGGATCGAATGTTGTTGGAGTAAACTGATCACTCTTCCAAGCTGATTGCATATAGTATTTTATATTCGGTTTTATATCTTTCAAATTTGTCTTGATCAAAATATTGTCACCAGATCTTTCAAATAAATATTCCAATACCATACCTCCATTCTTTAGAACTCTCCAATGTTCTTTATAAATCTTCTGCAATGGATACGAAGGCTTCGATATCTTTTTTGCCATAAGGTTGTTTTATAAATCTTGTTTGATCTGATCCATCGTTAACTCTTTCTGCTGACTGGTATCTACTATTATTTAAATTAAAACTAAAGTAACTAGTGCCTACCTGACCAGTATATTTAAACCTTACCTTCCACCTATGCAACTCTGTTTGACGAGTTTCAAAGTTACGATATATAGTAATACCATTGTCAGGTAAATTAAACCAGTGAGACGAATCACCGACATCATAACCATTGGGAACTTTATAAATTCCATTTCTTATCTCAGTCATTTTCTTTGGGTGGGCTACAAGAAATACATGTACATCATAGTTCCTAGCAAACCTAGATACATCGTTCATCATGTTCTTAATCTGATGGTGCCTAGTGTCTGACTGGTTGCTCATGCTCTTTTCTACGGTACTCATGTTGTCTATAACCATAATATTTATACCAAATCTTTTAACCATATCCTGAGCCTTCTCAAGTATGCCTTCTATAGATAGATCATTATCGCTTAGTCTATAGTATTTGAAATGATCATTCATGAATGGGAGCAGTTCGTCAACGTCTTCTCTCTGTATTCTATCGGCAAATGAATTTTTAAAGAAACTTTTACCAGTTGCAATCTGATACATGTCGGTCAAAGCAAATGCAGTATTGGCCTCCTCTGCACTATATATAAATGACTTAAGTCCGTGTCTCTCTGCTAGTTTAAATATTATATTCTTAAGCCACGTAGACTTACCGTGTCCGGGTATACCTGTGATGAGTGTGACCTGACCGGGATACCACTGGAATTCAGAATCCATATCGTATCCACTATCGTATCCCTTAGGTGTTCCTTCTTCGTATAGCCTAATGATCTCATCTCTTACAGCAAATGCATCGTCAACACCTTCAACCGGAAAGGGACTGGCAGAGTTATAACACTCTACCAGTTTATCCGGTCCACCATGAACTAGCGTATCGTTGGCATCCTTATAAGGGAATTCAATTATGTAGCAATTAGATTTTCCAAGTCTTCTAGCCAATTCATTTCTAAGAGTAATTCCTGCTTCATCCATATCTGTAGCTAGATAAATCTTCTTGCCTTCAAAAAGATGGATAAACTCTTCCAACCATTCTAACTTTTGGGATCCCTTGCTGGCACCATTTGGAACGGAGATGGCTGTCTTTATACCTGCCTCATAGAATGACATGGCATCTATTTCCCCCTCCGTAATAACCAGTTCAGAAACATAGTTATCGAGTAAAACGTTAAGGCCGTAAGGGCCAAGCATAGCCCCAGAAACAAGCTTAAAATTTTTAGAGGAATCTCTATACTTAATGTTAAAAATTTCTTCATTATAAATATAATTAAAATGTATTGTCTTAACTTCTGCATCTGCCTGTGGCATGTAGTCTATACCTTCCGATACCTTATATCTAAGCAATGTTTGATTACTAATACCACGTGTCGCAAACCAATCTATTACAGGTTGGGATAGATTTTTTAACTCTCCTTGTGGTTTTAAATATTCCTTTTTGGGTTTAATTGCTTTAACAGACCCTGACCATCCACAATTATGGCAATTCCAAACTCCTTCATCAATGTTTACGCTAAGGCATGGATCAGTTTTGTGTTTTCTTTCATGGCTACACTTAGGGCACACAACCTTTGTATTCCCCTTGTGATAACTCTTAACATTAATTCCCAAAGATAATAGTTGATTGATCATTTTTTTTAATTTGAATCCAGTAATGGTTGGCATCGTCTAGATACTTCATAAACTTGTTCGAGAATATAGTAGAAGGCCTATTATATTCTTTCATCTTTTCTTCGTTTCCCCATGTACTGAACTTATGAAGTATTACACTTTTAAAATGCTGTAGTGTTATCTTTGGATTGTGTTTTATTATTCTCTTAACCAAATCAACATTACTATTAATATGATATTTAGTTTTATTTATTTCATTAAACAATTCAACAACCTGTCTTGCAAGTTCTTGGTCTTTTGTTGTGAGTTCGGGGGTAACATCAAAGTGTGCAGAGTACCATTCTTTTGTTGGGTAATAATTGCCAGTCTCGTGTCTTTCTAGTATTGCAGGGTAACATGATTTTAAGTCATCCATAGCAACGCTTATGGCCCTGTGCGAGAGGCCAAGAGACTCGGCCATCTCGCTTACTCCTGTTGGGATCAGGAGTTCTTTATACTGGGCACATGTATGGGCTATTAAGTAATGAACTGAAGATATATTTAATTGCTTTCTAACTTCATGGTTTATTACGCTTATCATATATATTCCTCAAGTTTTAAATATGGATTTCTTTTGGTAGTTAGCTTGATAGAATTAAGGCACAGACCAACCTTTATATAAAACTTTTTTACAGTCTCGTCACATGTGTGCAGTTTTTCTTTGTGCCTGTACCCTATCTGATAGTACTCTCTGAACTGAGATAGCTTATGCCTGTAAGAATCGTATCCACAGTCTAGGTAGTCACAAATATCATCAGAGTTGAACCCATACATATCTGCTATGCCAACAAAAATAGTTCTTGCCAGTTCTTTATTACCTTCATATTCTTCGTTAACTTGTAGTGGCTTTAGCCCTGACCTGTTCCAAATAAAATTAGGTCTCATTACCTGCTCAATCTCTTTCAGCTTAATCATCTTAGTTTATTTTAATGTTAAATTGTTTTCTCCATGTAACCCTACCTGAAGGCAAGGTAAGTGTAGTTGCTCCGCTTTTCTCCATCAGCTGCTTTATCCTGTTCTGATACAATTGCTTTTCAGATTCAATAACTTTTATTTCTCCATTCAGTCTAACATAATTTTCTGCCCAGTCCTGATGGATGATATCTCCGTCAATGGTTACTTCCTGTTCACGTGCCTTATGTTTTTCAGAAATAAATTCATTGAATGCATCAGTGTTGTCTGCATCAGGTTCGAACTGGGAAGCAATTTGAAGTGCCTCGTTTTGATCTATAGATGGGTGGGCTTTGGCTATCTCTTTTCTAGCCTCGATAACTCTTGCATTAAATTCGTATGCTGCATTTAGAATTCTATCTTGGAGCTCTTTGTCTGCCTCGAATGTAATACATCCAAGTTCTCTGCCATCTTTTAGGTAAACTATTTCACCATAAGACCATCCAGTAACGAGCATGTAGTGTTGTAGCTGAAGTAGGTAGCTCGGGGGTAATCCAGCCTCGTAGGAATCAGCAGAGTAGCCGGAGATCGTTTTGACCTCCAGCACTCCAGCTGTCTTCCCGTACGTTGGATGTTTGGTTATCTTGCCATCAATGTTGGCGAATAGTACAGGGTACTTTGGGTTTTCAATTATAGCTCTAACCTTTGAGTATCTCTTAATCTTATTGCCTGAGTTGGTGTTTTCTATCCACCCTTCCTCTGTCCCATCATAATACTGCCAACATTGTGCCACGTAATCTTCAAGTTGTTTTCCGTGCAAAATGGCAGAATTCATCTTAAATGGTAGGACACTTATTCCTACTGCCTGATAGAACAAATTGATCGGTGACTTATACTTATTTAATCCAAGCAATGTCCCTGCATCTGACCCACCTACCATCCCATTGTTTACAAAAGACTGGCGAAGGCTCTGCCATTCAGCCTCGGTTAACTTGGCTGTCGGAGTTAATTTTAGTCTACTCATTTTTTAGCTGATTTGGTAATGGATTCTGCCTTTGATTGATTAATTAATGTAGTCAATAACTTCTTTTGAGAGTCGTTAAGTTTGTACTTTTTAAGTGCAGATTCTACCTCCTTAATCTTGCCATCGTTGATGTACTTAACCATCAAGTCATACTTTTCTTGATCGAGAATAGGCAGTTCGGGGGACTCGGGGGCTTTAACTTCATGTACCTTAACTTCGCTTACTGCACTGGCGTCATCGTCTTCGTCTGCCACAATTATGTTTAATAAACCAGTAAGAGAATATCTTTTAGCATAGCTAACTGCAGAACCATAGTCCTGAGCAGATACCTTATTTACTATAACTGGGAAGGTACTTGATATGTTCTCAGCAGATTCAACGTGCCATACCTTAGACTCTACAAATGGAGTCCCGTCTATGTAAATGTTTGCCTGCGTTACAACAAGCCCACAAGACTTAAGGAATGGTTTTATATGTCTCTGAATGTCTTCGAGGGGGGCATATTTGCTCTTAAAAAATGGGTTGTTGCTCGTCTTGATCACTGCCGGACACGTCTCTTGGAAC